ACAATCGGAGAATCTGAAAGATTTGCTATACAATGCGAACAAATAAACGACGATTTTACCATTAAGTTTTTAGAATGGTTAAACGAAAATTCTATTTATTACCCAAAAGACAAAAAGTATTTTTTTAACAACGAATGGCACTCTCAAGAAGAAACTTTTAAACACTTTAAAAACAATATTTATGAAAACATTTGAAATAACAATAATAGTATTAGTCTTGATCGCTTTTTTAAGATTACTTTATTTGGTTTACAAAGACAAACGCTACAAATGGCATCAACCAGAGGTAATACCCGAACCAATGCCACACAACGAGCGAATATCAAAAGACATCATAATCCGTGACCTAACGACAGAAAAAGAGTTCAGAGGTTATTACGACTATTATTTGGATAGGTTTATGGATTATAACGCAAAAATGGTTTGGGGTGTGATTATTTGGAGGTATGACGAATAAAAAAAATAAAATGAACAATGTATTTATTAAAGAAGCTATTAAGAGAATGATTGAAGGATTTAATATCTAATAGGTAATACACTATGAAACCATCAAGAAAAAACAATTGTGATATTAATCACCACGACAAAGAGATTTCAATCAAAGGCTTTTGTTCACGATGCAATGGAGTAGAGTACAACATTAAACAACCTACAAAGTCAATGCAAAGCCGTAGAGAAACGAAAGGCAAGTTAAATGAATAACTACTCATTCAATGATGCGATAGTGTCTAAAACGCAAGAAAAAGCATTTAATTACGGGTTTAATCGCTTTAAAAAAGGTACTGTAAAAAATTACAAAAATCAGATTGCAATATGTTGCGCACTTCGATTTGTTCATACATAAACCTTTTTTTAAAACAGTCCCGAAAAAAGTCCCTAGCTTCTTATATTTGTAGGGACAAAAACCTCAAAACATGGCAATAGTAAGTTTAACAGAGTTCGCTGAAATGATTGGAATGTCTTATGACACGGCAAAGAAGAACGCACAGCGGGGAAAAATAATAAAGGGGACAGACGGCAAAATAGATACGGACAATGCTGTAAATAGATTGTTTTTGGATAAGAAAAAGGCGCAAAACATCAACAAACCAAATCCAGTTGTTGCTCAAAATGATGTTTCTAAGACTAGAAAAACGGTTGAACGTCCTACGGGATTAACAGCACAACAAAAGCAGTACGCTGATATTGATTTAAGGACTAAGATTGCAGCAGCAGAAACCAAGGAGCGTGAAGCTGAATTGAAGCGTTTGCAGTTGGAGAAATTGGCGGGGAACTTATTGCCCGTGGATCAAGTTGAAAAGATAATTGTAGTCAATGTTCAGGCGATATTAAAGAACTTTCGAAGTGAACGTGATAACATGGCGTTAGTAATGGTGGAGCGTTTCGGTGGTAATCGTAAGGACTTAGTGGAAATCACTACGGCATTAGATAAAATAATGGATGTAGTGATTAGTAAAGCTGAAAAGGATGCTAATTACGAGTTAGATATTGCAGTTAGTCAGTATCAAGAAGTGAGAAGTCGAGGGGAGCGAAAATAGTTTTTACTAAATTCCGTAAGATACAAATTACTAAATTCCGTAATAATGTTAAATTTTACGGTTTTTAGTAATTTTTTTTAGTTTTTGTTTGGTGGTTTTACGGAAAGTTGTAATTTTACAAAGTCTTAAAACAATAACATTAAAACATTTAGAAATTATGACACTTACAGCAAAAGAAATCGCAACATTAGAATTATTAAACAAAAAAGGTTTAGTTTACGAATATGTGGAAGTTCAAGCATTAGGAGCTAACGGAATGACAACTGTAAATAAATTAGTTAAAATCGGTTCTAAAGCCATTAACACTAAAGTTAATACTGCTAACACTAGCGAAGTAAGTAATTTGTCAATGGCTCAAATAGAAGATGCAAATGAATTAAGAAGACAACAAGCAAGAAAAAACAATCTTTAATAAATAGCAATTATGAAATCAATTATCACACTTCAAGAATTAGCAACTAAATTAAACGGAAAATTTTGGTCAAAAGAAGGTAAAGAAAGAGTTTATATTGATAGAGGTTACAATACAAAAAAGATGTCAACAAAAACTTATGTTGAAATTAGAAATGACGAGTTTGTGGTTAGATGTTTTATTGATTGTCCTTCGCAATCTGATAACTGGATTGAAAGTCAGCAAAACGAAGTTATAGAAAATGTTGAAAATGAAATTTTAGAAATCATTGAATTATCTAAAGTAGAGTTAATCGATGCTAGGTTATCACAAGACGAAACAGAAGTTGAGGTTAAAATTTCTTATGATGGAAAAGTTGAAGATAGCTTTTTAACTGAAAATCAATTTGACGAAAGATTTAATGTTTACCCTCAAGCTATTTTTGAAAACCTACCAAAAACTAAAAAATTAGAGATTGCTGCAAATGTATTAGTTTCTAAACATGAACCAAGAATAGAAAAAGCAAAAGTAAAATTAGGCGAAAGTAAAAAAGTAAAACATGCTCGTTTTGGATTAGGCGAAATCGTTGAAGAAATCGAAAACGACGGCATGAAAAAATTTAGAATAGTTTTTGAAACCGAAGGCGAAAAACTACTACTTGAAAGATTTGCTAATTTGACTTACCTATAATGGTTATCATAAAATCAATACGAATTGAATTTGATAAGTTAGTTGCTCAAACTGGTAAAGCAAATTTAATTCGTATCAATAATCAAGAGTATTGGATACCATCTAAATTGTGTTATAAATTATCAATTAAAAACAATCTTTCTGGAAAATTAGAAATACCGCCTTTTATTTATGAAAGACTATTTGAATGTGATTTATCAAAACTAACAGATGAAGAGAAGAAAAACATTGCAAGTTGGTATATTGAAAAACATACTCCAGTAAAAATAAATTTTAACCCTAATGACTTACCAGATGCAAGCCTTATTAAATAATCAATCAAACGCAATAAATCATTTGCATACAAAAAAAGTAGGAGCATTGTTTAAATCTTCTGGAACTGGAAAAACTAGAGTTGCAGTTGAATTAATAAAACAAGTCAATCCAGATTATGTGTTGTGGTTTGCTCCTTTTAAATCTGTAAATCCTAAAATTGAAAATACTGGAATTAAAACAGAGGTTGAAAAATGGCATACGTTTGAAAATATAGATTTTATTGGAGTTCAAAGTGTTGGAATGAGTGATAGAGTTTACTTGGAATTAAGTAAAAAAACAACTCAATTTAAAAAAGTTTTTATAGTTGTCGATGAAAGTCTTTTGATTAAAAATCCAACAGCTAAAAGAACAAATAGAATATTTGATTTGTCGCATAATTCAGAATATAAATTGATATTAAACGGAACTCCATTTTCAAGAAACTTATTAGATATTTGGTCACAAATGTTTTTTCTTTCGCCTAAAATATTGAATATGTCGTATGCAGAATTTGAAAATGTATTTTGTGAAAAAACTACTGTTTTAAAAAATGGTAGAACAAATGAGTTTATAACTGGTTACGCAAATATTGATTATCTTTTTCATTTGATAAAACCATTTATTTACGAAGCTGATTTGGTTTTAGATGTAGATGTTCAGCATATTAATATTTCTTACTCAATTGATGGTTTAATGAAAATTGAATATGAAGAAATAAAGGATTACTTTTTATGTAAGGAAAATTTAGAAGAATATAATAATAATATTTTTCTAATGATGGTTCAAAAACTTCAACATTGTTATTGTTGTGCAAGTGAAAAAATACAAATTGTAAAAACAATAATTGAAAAACACGGTTTAAAAAATGTTGCAGTTTATACGAAGTTTATTAATAGTAGAGAGTTTTTAGAAAATGAAATACAAGGTATAAATGTTTTTTCTTTACAATCCGATAGCATGAGTTTAAATTTGCAAAACCAGTTTAATGTTACTGTTGAATTTGATAAAACTTGGGATTGGATGAATGTGGATCAGTACCAACGTAGAATTTTTAGAACTGGTCAAAAAAGAACTTGTTATCATTATTATTTAGATGGTCGAATACCTTTGGATAATTTGATTAAAAAAAACAACCAAAACAAATTAGATGCCTTGAATTATTTTAAAAGCATAAGTAAAAAAGAATTAAAACAAGTATTATGAAAAAATTTATAAGTCCAGTTTACAATGTTATTGCAGTTCCTATTGATAAAATGGAAGCAAACGACTATAATCCAAACCACGTGGCAAAGCGTGAAATGGATTTGCTTTATCAATCCATAAAAGCCGATGGTTATACAATGCCTGTTGTGGCTTTTTATGACAAAGAACGTGATAAATATATTATTGTTGATGGATTTCACCGTTATACAATAATGCTTACTCGAAAAGATATTTTTGATCGTGAAAACGGAATGTTGCCCGTTTCTGTCATCGAAAAGGATATTTCAGATAGAATGGCATCTACTATTCGCCATAATCGAGCTAGAGGTAAACATGAAGTTGAATTACAAGCATCGTTGGTTGGAATGCTAAAATCTGGATGGGATGAACTTAAAATAATGAAAGAGCTAGGAATGACTTTAGAAGAAGTTCAAAGGTTAATTGGTTTGAAAGGAATAGCATCAGAAATTAAAGGTATTCCGTACTCAATAGAGCGTCAAATTGTAGAAGTTGAAGAAGATATAAAGTCATGGGAAGAACCGCAATAAGAGGTATAGAAAATGTGCTTAGTGCAACTGAAAAAAGAATATCGTTTTTATTTGATAATTACGATAATATTCAGCTTGCTTTTTCTGGTGGAAAAGACAGTACCGTTTTATTTCATTTGGTAAATGCAGAAGCTAAAAAACGTAATCGTAAATTCATTTTGTATTTTCAAGACCAAGAAGCCGAATATCAAGGCACAATTGATTTTGTTGAATGGGCAATGTTGCAGCCAAATGTTATTCCCCAATGGTATCAAGTACCTATATTTATGACTAATGCAGCAAGTCACGAGCAACTATTCTTATGGGCGTGGGGTGATAGCGAAGATTGGGTAAGAGAAAAACATCCGTTAGCTATTCAAAAATTAGATAATAAATATCCTAAACGATTTTATAAATTTAATCTTTGGGTTGCTCAACAAAATAGAAGAAACTTTGAAGGAAGTTTTGTTTCAATTATTGGTTTACGAGCTGAAGAAAGTCCAGATAGAAGATTTGTGATGTTTGGAGAAGATAGTGATTTGTTTTGGTTAAGAAGAAAAACCGAACCAAATAAGGCTTATCCAATAATTGACTGGAGTTATACTGATATTTGGAAATATTTAATTGAAAATAATTTACCATATAACAAAGTTTATGATAAAATGTATATGCTTGGTGGTAATTTAAGAAGTTTTAGAGTTTCAAATTTAGTACACGAAAAAGCGTTTAGATGTTTAACAGATTTGCAAGAACTTGAACCAGAAACTTATGATAAATTAGAACGTCGATTAAAAGGCGTTCATACGGCTGCCATGTATGGAAAAGAAAATTTAATGTATTCAATAAAAGAATTACCAAATCAATTTAAAACTTGGAAGGAATACAAAGATTTTTTACTAACGTCAATACATCCAGATTTAAAACGTATTTTTGAATATCAATGGAGTAGGTTTGGAGATACTGACGATGTCGGAGCTAATAAATACATGGTAAAAAGAATTTTATTATGTGATTGGGAAGGTAATATAACTTGGTCAAGAGATAACGAATTTAATTATTCTAAAGACCAAATTTTATTTAAAAATAAGTTAAAAAGAGAAGATGAAATAATTAAAAAATGGACACAATTATTATGAACCAAAAACAATTATTAGAAATAGCGGAAAAAAAAGCGGGGAGCAAAGCTAATCTTTCAAAGATGACTGGTTTGCGTTTGGCTTTTTTTTACGAGTGGGAAAAAGGCGTATCTATGAAATTTGATGTTATGGTTTCTGTGTTGGAAGCAATAGGGATTAAATTAGCTGCTTATGATACTGAAAGTGGAATGACTTATGAATTTGAGCAATTAGAAAAAGAAATAGTTTCTAAGGTCAAAAAAAATAAATTACAATCCGAAAAAAAAGAAATTAAAAACGAATGTGATTGTAAAATAGTTGAAGGTCTTTTTAGACGTGGCAAAGACGGTTGTAAAAAGTCAATCGAAAATCATAAATTTTAATTATGCTAAACGAACTATTCAAAACCTCAATTCAAAAGATACAAACAAAAGCGTTTAGTTTTCGTAATGTACGCATTGAGCCTACGGAATGGATTGAAAAAAACATTTACTTAACGAGTGCAGAAAGTAATTATAGTGGGTTTTTTAGTTTCAAGTTAACGCCGTATCTACTAGAAATAGCGGACAATATGAGCGCAAACTCCGACGTTGAGCAATTTGCAGTTATGAAATGTTCTCAAAGTGGATTGACTGCTTTTATCACGGCTATAATTCCTTATATAATTTCAGAAACTCCAAGTAATATAATGTTTCTTTCGGGCTCGGAAACCTTGGCGCAAGATACCGTTCGAGATAGGTTAGACCCAATAATACACAATTCTGGTTTATCGCATTTAATCCGTCCGTCGATTATAAAAAAGAAAAATCAAAAATCTGGAGATACTGACTTCAAAAAAGAATTTGCTGGTGGGAGTTTAACGGTTGCAACGTACAATCCACGTCATTTGAGATTTTATTCAGTAAAGTATATTTTAGCTGACGAGTTAGACGATGCACCACGTATCAACAAAAAAGAAGGTAGTATTCGTAGCTTAGTTGAAGCTCGAACGAAATCTTTTTCAGGAACAAAAAAAATAGCTTGGATAAGTTCGCCAACGATTAAAGGACAAAGTAATGTTGAAGATGTTTTTTTGGATGGTGATCAACGCAAATGGAATTGGAATTGTCCACATTGCAAAACTTTAATTCCAATTGAGTGGCGTGTTGACCGTGAAGATGGAACATTTGGCGGTATAAAGTGGGAGCTAAACGATAAGTTTGAATTAATTCCGGAAAGCGTACACTATGAATGTCAAAGTTGCACGGGAAAAATATTACCAACTCAAAAATATGATTTGAATTTATCGGGTGTTTGGATACCAACTGCAGTAGCAAAAAAACCAAACATTAGGAGTTATCAATTAAATTCTTTGGTGTTGCCGCCTGGTTTTATTTCGTGGGTTGATTTGGTTTATAAATGGTTGGAAGCTTGTCCTCCTAACGGAGTTGTTGACCAAGATAAATTGAAAACGTTTTTAAATACGGAACTGGGGCAAACGTGGGTAGAGTTAGGGAAATCATTACGAGTTAACGAAATGATGGAAAACAATACTCGTACTTATCCAATCGGAATTGTTCCAGATGTTACTTGCGAAAAAGACGGTAATGGTAAAATAGTATTGATAACTATGGCGTGTGACTTAGGTGGGGTTATGGAACAAGACAACGAAGATGTTAGATTGGATTGGGAAATCATAGCGCATAGTTCAACTGGCGTAACGTATTCGATTAATCACGGTTCGATTGGAACGTTTAAGCGTTCAAGAAAAAAGACGGTTTCAGAGCGTGAAAACGAAAGTAATCGAGATAAATATACTTATAACTTCGGGCAAAAGTTTAGCGTTTGGAGTTATCTAAGCGAGATTGTAAGAGCGAGTTTAGAAAGCCAAAGCGGAATTGTTTACGATATTGATATTACGGTTATCGATACGGGGCATTTCACTAAATTAAGTTATGATTACATCAAATCTATTAATGATAGGATTGTGATTGGAGTTAAAGGTTATGCAGAAGATGAATATCGAAAAATCAGTAAAGACACTCCGATTATTAGCCGTAGTAAAGAAATGGCGGGTAAATTGTATATGCTTCAAGTAAATCAATTGAAAGATATTTTAGCATCAAATATGGCTGTTAAAATGGGTATGGATGGGTTTCAACCGTCGGGATTTATGAATTTCCCACAAAGCGAAAAAGGTAAATATTCGATGAAAGGATATTTTTCACACTTTGAAGCGGAGCATCGAACCGAAACTAAAAAAGGCGATGAGGTTATTGGTTTCGCTTGGAAAAAGAAAAACTCAAGTGTAGAAAATCACTTCTTTGATATTGCAGGTTATAACCTTGCAGCAAAAGAAATATTTATCGACGTTTTACGACGTTCGCATTCCGATAATAGAAATTTAACTTGGGAAGATTATGTATTATTAATTGAAAATCAATAGAAATTATGAAAGCACATTTAATTCGGCAAGAACACAAAACAGGAGAAAGGATAACACACTTTAAAACAATTTGTGGTAAAATAAGGCACGTAATAACAGATTTGCCGAATACCAAAGATGTTAGTAAAGTAACGTGTAAGATTTGTTTACCACAAAAGCAGTAATTTTTATTGCTTATAACGTCTTGTGGCTTTGTCTTGTTGCCAAATAAATAAGACCATTTTGCTGACGTCAGCAAAATGGTTTGAAAGTACAAAATAAACATTAAATTAATCACAATGTAGCAATAGAGTGTAATTGCTTTTATAACCAGTTATTATGTCGAATAGAGAATTAAAAGAAAGAATAAAGTTATTAGAATATGAGAATTACTTATTATCTAATAAAATAAAAGAAATTGAAAAGCAGTTAAACCCAATTATGCCATCATTTCCATTTCCAAGACTAATTAGAGAAGATGGAATTGATTTAAGTTACGAACATTTAAGAAAAAAATATCGTGATTTCGATGTTATTTACAAAGATGGGTTATAATTGGTTATAACGGTTTGCGGCTTTGTCTTGTTGCCAAATAAATAAGACCATATTGTTGATGTCAGCAAAATGGTTTACAAGTACAAAATAAACATTAAATAACTCCCGAAGTGGCAATATTGTGAAACCACTGTTATCACTTCGGCTTAATTCACACACAAAATGAAAGCAATAGAAGTTAGAAAATTTTTAACCGATTTGAATGATTTAGATTTTAGATATTTAAACATTCAGTTATCAATGGCTCGTGATGCAAGAAACTTAATTCAAGAATTTAATTTGTCAAAAGAAAAGTTTTGTGAATTACTTGAAATAAGTCCTCGTGAATATCAAAAATACATCAATGGTGGTTTTAATTATGATATTAAAAAAATGGCAATTATGCAATGTGTTTGGGTTCAATTAAGAACGGAACAAGCTAAAAAAGAAGCTGAAACTAATTTAACAGGTATTTCTAAAAGCTGAGTGATAACGTTTTCGGGCTTGGCGAAGTGGCTGAACCCGAAGCTAAATAGAATTACTAAACTTTAAAATTAAAAACGAATGATTGATAGAATTACTAAACAGCCATTTTGCCAAACCCGTGTTATAAGCCGTTTATTTTAACCGATAAATTAAATTGATATGAACAAAGTAAAATATACAGAAGGATTGCAAATGGAGCAATTCAAAAGGATTGAAGAAATAAGCCACTATAATTACAACTACTATATTGGATTTGAAAGGGACTTATTATTTGCAAAAAGCGATGATGATAATACAACTGAATGGTGGCTTATTTCAAGTTGCAACTTTCATTATTTAGGAGAAAGTTACACAAGCGAAAATGATTTGCTCCATTTGTTTGACAAGCCGTGTACTTAAATGGCTTATAACGTTCCCTCGCTTTGTGTCAGTGGCGGTTTAAAAAAGACTGACTTTTTGATTAATAACTAAACATACAAAAATGCAACAAACTTTAAATTTAACACAGACACCGCCATTGCACAAAACGAGTGTTACAAGCAGTACGGATATTGAAAACGTATTATCTCTTTTTGACGGAATGAGTTGTGGTCAGTTGGCTTTAAAAAAAGCAGGAATAAAATACAAAGATTATTATGCAAGTGAAATTGATAAAGATGCGATTAAGGTAACTATGAAAAATTACCCTAAAACAAAGCAGATAGGGAGTGTTATTGATATAAAAGGATTAGAGTTACCAAAAATAGACTTATTGATTGGTGGCAGTCCTTGTCAATCATTTTCAAACGCTGGAAATGGAAAGGGTTTTGATGGTAAAAGCGGTTTGTTTTGGGAGTATGTAAGAATACTAAAAGAAGTAAAACCAACTTACTTTTTACTTGAAAACGTTAAAATGAAAAAAGTTGTATAAATGATATTTTAGAAAATGCTTCAAACGAATACTACTTAACTGAAAAGCAAAAATCTATTCTTGATTTGAATTTTAAATGGAGTGAAAACGAAATTATAAGACATAAAGCAGGAAAGCATCAGCAAGATAATATTTTTAGATACGATGGGATTATGGGTTGCTTATCAGCATCAACTCACGGAGCAGCAAGACATTTGACAAAAACATATTTACCAAACGGAAAAATAAGAAGATTAACCGAAAATGAGGTTGAAAAACTACAAGGAGTTCCAATAAATTATACAGATAATGTTTCTTCCTCAAAAAGATATGAAATGTTAGGTAATGGTTGGACTGTCGATGTAATAGCTCACATCTTTGCAGGACTATCGTAGTATTGCTTGTAACTCTTGGCTACACGCAATAAAAGTATTACTTATCTATGGGAAAACCTTTAAAATATAGCAAAGTCAAAGTAATAAAAATTACTGAAATACAATTCAATACTCTTGAAAAAATGCGAAATAGAAAAGTAAACGTTGCTCAATTTATTAGAATTGCAATAGCTGAAAAAATAAAACGAGATTATGCTGACTTGCAAGTCAAAGAAGAAAAAATTAAAACACCTTTTTAAAATTATTTACAATGAAAGAAACTGAACAAAAAAACGAAATCGTAATTGAAAGCGTAAATCGAAAAGAAATCGAAAAGCAATTAAAATTAATCGGTCAGATAATACCAAAACCAAATCATATTCTTTTTGAAATTGATTTAAACAAAGGCGAAATTAACCGAGCTGAATTTGAAGTAAATGATTTGCATTATCTAAAAGCAAAAGAAGGAAACTTCAACACAAACAAAAAAGTTATAGTGAAAAAAGGTTGTTTTTATATTTCAGCATTGAATTTAAAAAACTGCAAAAAGATTTTAAAAAATAATTTTGGAGTTGTGTTTAACGATTAAAAAAATAAGTCACTCTTTCGGGTGGCTTTTTTACATTTTATAAAACATCAAAAAAAATAAGTAAGTTTGTAAAGAATTATAAAACCTAAAAAGATGAATGACGGTATTTACAGCGTAGAAAGTTACATTGAATGTAAATCTACTATTCGAGATAAAATAACGGCTATAAACGTGCTTATTGATAAGTTTGAATTGAAGTTATTAGAAGTTGGCGATTCGGTTGCCTACGACGAATACACTATGAATGATGGTCAGATGACGGTGAAAACCAAATACCGAAGTTCTAACGATGTTTTGAAAGCTATTGACGGACTTGAAAAACTGAAAAATAGATACATCAACAAACTTAACGGACGTGTAACTGTTTTACGTAGTGGCAACATTTAAAATTTAAGATATGGGAATTTTTAGTTTTTTTGGGATTGGAAAACCAAATGAAAAAGTTGAGGTTATCAACGAGCCAAAATCGGGATTGAATTACTCTGAAACGGAAGTTTATGGCGGTGCTGGTGGTTATTACGGTGCAAGTTATCCAATCATAACAAAAGCATTTGACGGAGAAAAAACTCCAGGCGATTTAGGAGTTGTTACAAAGAATATTCCAGACTATATGCGTTTGCGTTTACGTGGTTTGGATGCCTATGTGAAAACCGATGCAATTAAATTATTGAC